CATCTATATTCAAAGGACGACGACCACCACTAGCAGTACCATCAGGAACTGTAAGAGTAGATAATTTATTTTTAATCCATTCTTCGGGAGTGTAATTTTCTGCGTTAGTGTCGATATAGTCTTGTGCGAATTCTTTCATCAATTGTGAAACAGTCTTCCCCTGACTTTTTGCTATATCTTGAATCGTTTTTTCTGCTAACGCTTGTAATTCTTCATTACTTTGTACTATTTGTTTCAGAGTCAATCTTAAACCATCATCTGTAATGTCGGCAAATCTGAAATTTGGTTTGGAAACCAAACTTTTCAATTCTTGAAATTCAGCATTCGCCAATTTTTTTAACGGTTTACCATTATGTGTAAGCTGATATATTGCACCCTTTTCCAAAGGCTCCGCGTTGGTAAAAATACTTTTTAAAGCGGTAAGTAACGGTTTGGGCTGTTCTAAAAGTATAGGTAAATTATTTTCTACCCCCATTATTTCTTGGATTCTTTTGAGCTCAGTTATTACTAATTTATCTTTACGTGTCATTTTTTCTTTATTTTATAATATAAGTCACCATTTATAAATAGTGTCATGTCCACCTGTGATTCATCGTCCCATTCGTCCGCCATAACCCAACCTTCTTTTTTCAAAACCTCTAGTTCAGACTTCGACAATTTGATTTCTTGGTCTAATGTCATGAAATCTTCATACTTATACCCGTTTTTTTCAAAAATTTCTCTGACTTTGTTTTTGACAAAAAGTAAGTTGAGAGCTTCAGGTAAATTTTTCTTTGCGTTTGCGTTAATTTCTTGTTCGGTTCCTTTCCATTGCGGGTCGTTGATTACTTGTGATATATTTTCAGGTTTGTTAAAGAAATTCACCACCATTTCTTGTTTCAATTCCTCAGGAATGAATTCCCAAATTCCATCTAATTTATCTTTTTCTTCATCAGTAAGTTTTTCACTATCTACTGTGTTCAACTGAGACCCCCATTTATAATTCACCCCCGCAGCGGCAATAAAAGCGGTCGCTGCAGGTAAAAACATAGTTTTATACCAAATTCTGTCCCTTACAGGGATTTCCTTTATCAATTTTGGATATCTAACAAACATGTCGGCAAACTTGGCGTTTATTGCTTTGACAATATCTTTACCTCCACCACTTCCTTTTTTTATAAGTTCTTTGAATAAAACTTGGTCATTTCTAAAAAGATTATTTAAAACTTTTTGAGCTTCGGGGGATAAACTTTTCGTAAAATTTTTATATTGAGCGACTGAAGATTGAGCGGTTAAACCAGACCTAGCAAATTTTGTCTCTAACTCCTTTGCAATTTTTGGTGTGACCCCTTTTAATCCCTTGAAAAAATATAATCCAGGCAAAACAGCGAAAAACGCGGCCAATACGGCATCAACTTCTTCTCCTTTCTCAAAATTTCTCGTGGTATAAGCAGCACCTACACCGAGGGAAACAATCAAATCAATCCAAATAGAAGCTGCACAACCATTACACGCAGCGGTGGCCACTACGGCAACCAAGAATTGTGCAAAATAAATTGCTCCCTCCCATTCATCTAAAATTTTTTCTGTTTCAGTTCTTGTATCTCTTTTTTCAGCATAAACAAAGGGCTGATTCTGTTCGTCGAAAAACCCTTTGAAACCGATAAAACTCGGCAGGTCTTTCTCAAGAAGTACACTATAACAAACGTAAGGTAAATAAGTTTTTTCAACTATATCCCCATCTTTGGTTACACTTTTAAGTTTGAATTGTTTAACCGAATTGGGAGGTATGATTTTTTGGAACTTTTCTATCAGGGTGTCCCTATTTATTTTGTTTTTTGATTCAGGTGATAATTCATCTAAATACAAATCAACAGAACTCGCATAATCTTCATAAGTGGTAAAAAAAGAAATGTTTTTACTCGAATCGGGTAGTAAAATCCAAGTAGCTTGATTATCTACGTCCTTGTCTATATCACAATTTATAGACGGTCTCTGATAAGCACAGAAATTTTTAGGTATGGCATCAAGACCTTTCAAACCGTACTTATTAGTACCCGGTAGAACAGCCTTATCAGGGAAGGCACAATCCTGAGGATAAACTTTTTTTACATCATTCACATCATTTGTCATAAATGGGGTAGGTGCACCAGGGGTACCCGCCCAAGCACCTCCAGCTTGCTCACTCAAAAATTTCAAATTTTCTGCCAAGGTTTTTTTTGAATCATAATTCATCCTCAGAAGAATTGATTTCAAACTATCTTTAGGAGAAATATTTTTGTTTTTCATGCGGTTCCCAATTTATTTGCAACCCCCCTGGCAGGTCCTCCATGAATTTGAGCCCAAAACTGACCTTTCTTAGGTAAACTATTTGCAACCCCCCTTTTTGGACCACCAACAGTGTCTGCCCATTTGGAAGGATTATTACCTTTTCCACCACCAGCACCTCCCGCTCCACCACCAGCTTCTTGTTCACCCATCTCTCGTTTTGAGGAATTTACTGTGTGTTTTTCGAAAAATTTTATCAGGTTTTCTACGTCTAAATTCATTAAAATAAATACTTTGATTTCATCAAATTTGATTTCTATATTTATAGGATGATTTTGAGAATACTAATACTATTTTTTTTAGTAAGTTTCACTTCCTGTGAGAAGTATGTAACAAATATTAGTACACTTACTCTAAGTGGTAAATACGTTGTGTCAAAACTTACCGTAATTCAAACCTCCCAACCAAACACCAAAGACACCACCTATCTTTCCGGCCAACTTTTCCACAATACAAGTTTACCAGACCCATTTGATTCAATTATAATAGATAATTTTTATTTACATTTTGATTACGCAAGTATTAAAATGGTATGGCATAATAGAATACAAAATGGACAAAGAGACAGATGGGAATATGGGGAACAACCCGAAGAAATTTTTTATTCAAGGGTGCCTTGGAGTTACGATGCCTACACACTTGGAAAAATCCAATTTGATTATAAACCAAAAGATAGAGGTACTTACCACAGAATTTTATTCCAAGTGGATAGTGATTTGTTTGAAACCTTACAGTTATCAGGTTTAGATTTTGCCCCAAATGGGAAAGATGGTCCGCATTATAGACTTATAATTTCTTTAAACAGAGTAGGACCTTAGTAGAAATCTGCCTTAGGTAAATCTTGTGGATTTATTGTATAGTATTCGTTCAAAAATATAACAAGTTGGTCCTCATCTAGTTCAATTTTTTCGGATTCTCCTTCTTCCAAGTCTTCAAATTCATCATCGAAAAAATCAAAAGACTCAGTAACTAAATCAAATCCATAATCTTGCACGAAAGTGTAGTCAATATTATCGGTTCTTAGAACATCCTCATTATCCTCAATTGTTCTGAAAGATACTTCTAAAATATTTGCATCTGTATTCAAAAAATATGATACTATCTCTTTGATTTCCATATACCAACTAATTTATATACAAATATTTAAAAAGATAGTAAAAATCATATCCCACAAAAAAAATAATATTTTTTTTTCTCGAGTTTCTACCTATATTTTATTTAACAAATTTTATCAAATGAGATTTAATTCACTAACAATAGATAACTTCTATGAAAATCCTCAAGAAGTTCGTGACTTCGCACTAAAACAAGAATTCAAGGTTAGAGGAAATTATCCCGGTCAAAGAACAATTTCTTTTCTGAATGAACCTTTAAAAAATAAGTTCAGAGAGATTCTTTCTCCTTTTGCAGGTGATATTGTATGGTGGGGAGGTGAATATACCGGTTCATTCCAATATACAGTTGCTGCTGACCGTTCATGGATTCATGCTGATTCAACAACAGATTGGGCAGCACTTATATATTTGACACCTGACGCTCCTCTTAGTTCAGGAACAGGTATTTTCAGACACAAAGCCACAGGTTGGCAACATTTCGACTATAAAAGAGAGAATGAACCTGGTTATAAAGAGACCGCTCCTCCGGGCTCAGATTGTCAAGATTATACAAAATGGGAAATGGTTGACAGAATAGGTAATGTTTTCAATAGATGTGTAATGTACAGAGCCGACAATTACCACGTCTCTTTGGATTATTTCGGTAAAGACATGTATGATGGTAGATTATTCCAAGTGTTTTTCTTTAACACCGAACGTTAGTCTAATTTCAACTCCAAGTCCAAGACATACTTCAAATCTAAATCTGCAATAACTTGAATGAAACCCTCAGGGCAATAACAATAGTTTAAAGTACAACTCACTCGATTGTAATGGTTAAACGAAGAAAAAATGGGTGAATAAAATTGTCTACGATAAACATACTCAACGGGGTCAAAAATAGGTCGATAAAGTTTGTCCCCGTGTATATTTGTATCCATTAAAAAATCAATACTCTCTTCAGTGTACGATTCAAAGTAGGGTAAATCTAACTTATCGACGAATGGAATCATAGGGTTTGGATGTCCTGAATGATTTGTTTCGTCAAAATAAGAATAATACGCTAGTCTTGTTTTGTTCTGTTTTTTTTGGACAAAATGCCACAAATAATGTTTGTGCTCTTTAGCTATTGTGGAAAAATCCTTTACGGTTACTTTTTCTCTTATCATTCTATCTGAAATTTGCACCACACAACCATGTAACCAAGGAACGTCTGGTACCAGAGGTTAAAGGTTTTACCCTGTGTAAAAGAAATGAAGGAAAGAAACAAATCAAACCTAATTTTTTCGGTACTGTCAATAAATTTCCGCCCGGGTTCATTTCCAATTCACCACCTTCATATTCGCTTGGGTCTGATAGTTGAAGCACCACAGAAAGTTTTCTGTTAGAAATACCTGGGCCTAAGTCTGCATGCCAATCATAATGTCCACCATCACCATAATAAATTGTATACTGTAAACTATCATGATAACCCCAAATATCGAAATTCCACATTTCTCTGTTTGCAATTTTAGCTAAATCAGAGATTTTTTTATAAATCCAACTTGTTTCTGAATTATCTCCGAGCCAAGATATATCGCTAATTCTATATTCGTTTACTATATTCTTATCGTCAGATACGGTTGTACCTTTTTCTTTGGGAGCGTTATCTCCAATTTTTCTTATTTCAATTATTTCTTCAGGAGTAAATCCGTCTGTGAAATAATAGTAATTCAAATGATTGGTATTATTTCTTTGGTCGGCTAAAAAATAGTTTGATGACATTTTTATAAATTTTTGTATATTAAAAATAGATACTTTTATCAATAAACTCAATCTAATATTTTTTTATATTGAAAAAAAAATCAATTATTGACTGTTGTTTCATATACGATGAAATTGACATGCTTAGATTCAGATTTTCGGAGTTATACGATTTTGTAGACTATTTCATAGTAGTTGAATCTAACCGTGATTTTGAAGGAGAAAAAAAAGATTTCAACTATCAGACGAAACAAATTTTTTTTCAAAATTGGTCAGACAAAATTATTTATTTGAAGTGTGACATTGAATCTCATCACAAAAATACTGATATTGAATTTCAAATTCCGAAAATTCAATCAGTAATTTCCAATCAATTGAAAAGTATGAATTTAGACTATGAGGATTATATCCTTTTCTCTGAAGTGGATGAATTACCTCCTAAGTTTAATTTGAACGATTTTGATAAAATTTTAACTTTTGAACCAATTGCATTTTTACAGAAAAACTTCATTTGTTCTACTGAGTATGTAAACAATGAAAACCATTTGGGAACATTTTGTTTCACCTTTTCACAATTACTTAGAGACGATAAGATTATAGAAAATCTTTATTTCAACAAAAACGTAGTTTACTCTATACATTATAGAATAATTGAAGGGGGATTTCATTTTTCAAAATTCGGTGACGAAAAATCAATTATTAAAAAAACTAAGTTGATTGAAAAAAAGGAAATAACCTTGGAGGATATAAATAATTTCAGAAAAACTTTGAGGTATTGGGATGATACTCATCCCTTTTTTAAAAACTACGAGGGCACATTACCTAAGAACATAATGATGATTCAAAATAATTTTTTTGAACCAATTGAATCAAAAAAAAATTTAGTCATATTAAATTACAATCAGAATTTTTTAGATGTGTCGAATTTTTCGGAATATGACTTGGTTCTGAACTTTAATTTTACCAAATCTTATGATTACCCTCATAAAGTTATTTTACCAAATAACCTAACTAATTTTAACATTTATATACCTGAAAAGAAATTTTACGAGTCATTGAAATTTGAATTAGAATTCGGACTGAATGAAATAAAAAATATTCTAACGAAATTAAATTGCCTAAATCAAGATATTTTCGAATTTTGTATTTTTGATGAAATTCTTCACAAAGATACATCAACCAAACTCACTTGGTTTGATATAAAAAATAATCGAATTTATGACTTATTAAAAAACCCCTCATAAGAGGGGTTTATTTATCAATTAAATTTTTTCATTCGTTCCATCATCTCGTTGATTTTGTTCTTCTGAACCACAATGTTTTCAACGATATCTTCACTCAGATTTGAAAATTCATCCTCACCTGTCATAGATGTTATATCTTCCCAAGAGGCTTCTCTGTCTATTTTATCAGGGTCTAACTCATTTGGTTCTAAATCCCAATAAGCATCTTCATTCTCTCCTTCATACCCACCGAGCTGTTCACCACCCCAACTATGAGTTTGATATGGACCCGCTTTACCTGGACCTGTGCTAACAAACGCATATGGTTTTTTTGCTGAAGTTTGTGATGCTTGAGCCCCTGAAATATCAACTTCTTCAAGTTCTTCATCCCAAGCAGAGGACATATCCTCATACACAGGGTAAACATCCCCACCATTTTCGTTACCTCCACCTGATACAAATTTATATGGTTTTTTTACGTCTTTCTCATCTAAATCCATATCATCAGCCGGAATTGTGAATGTATCATCAACGGGTCCTTCTGAATCGAAATTGAAAGCTGGGTCCACGTTACTCAAATCCATATCGGGAGCATTTCCACCTCCCGTGAAACCACCTTCTTTAAGTCCAATTGCAGCCGATTTTATACTAGATATTGGTTTTTGTCTCAAAGTCCCTCCGTCACCAACAGGTCCGCCTGATTTAAAATTATAAGGTTCTTCTATTTCATCGTAGTGTTTTCCCATAGGAGCATTAGAGGTTGCATTTTCCTTACTCATGATTTTTTTCATGTGATGGTCTTTCTCAAATGAATTGTCGTAGTTATCACCACCTTCCACATAATCAAACTCCCCTTTTAAGTCTAAATCTTTTACACTATAGATGTCACTGAGTTTACCCTTACCTTCACCAATATTTTTCTTCTTCAAATAATAATCCAATTCATCAGCCCTTCTCTTGAATGCATTTAGGACCCTCATTTTATAAATTTCGTGCATTTCGGGGTTCATGTCCTCCAAGGTTCTAAACATTCTCATCGCAGAATCCAAATGTTGTTCATTTCTTGCGTCTTGTATTAGCCTGATTATTTTTTCAATTGCTTCAGGTTCGTAAGGTCTCCTATCTTTAACCTCTCTTTTTTTGAAAACCTTTTTAATGTCTGGTATATCAAAAATTCCTTCATTAGTTTCTTCTTTTTCTTTTTTTCTACCGTCTATTTCATCTTCCAAATCCATTAAAAAGTCTCCGAATTTTTTCAAAGCCCTTTCCAACTTTGTATCTTCATCACTCTCCATCCATTTTTCAAATCTAGATTTTTTTCTTTCCTTTGTATCAGTTTCCTCTTCCATTTCACCTTCCAATTTATGTCCACATTCAGGACATTCACCCCCTTCTAAAAATCCTCCACAATTGTCACAAATCCCTTTAACAACTATTTGATTTTCATCGATTTCTTCCATTCTGTAACCACACTCTGAACATTCTCCTTCTCTCATTTCTGAACCACATTCGGAACACATAGTCTTTTCTTCAGTCATATGTTGGTCAAACTGCTCATAAATCTTATTAGTGTATCCAACAAGTTTACCATCATTTGTCAAAGTAGCACCCAACTTATCTTTTGCAAAATCTTGAACATAAAGTGGTTGTTCATTCGATACTTTGGGTTGCATCGTTTGATAACCATTATAGAGCTCTTTATGTTTTGATAAAATATTTTCTTTTTCTTCGTTAGAAACTTGTTGTAAAAACCAAGGATTCATAATTTTTTCTTTATAAATATCTTTGAAAATATCTTTTTTTATATTTGACTAGAAATAAAAATTGTTGTAATTTTGTTTTTGGAAACAAGTGTGATTCAAATTTCTGTTAGTAACTTGGTAATTTGCTTGTAGCCTTATTTAAATCCGCTTGTTTCCATTTTTAAAACATAATCAAATGCTTACATTATTATTTAACACAACAACCAAAACCGTACAGGTTACCGAAAACACAAAAATCATTTTTTCCTGTTCTAATGTTCCAACTGTCAAAGTGAAAGAAGAGGGGTTCTACGAGGTAATGAAAGAAACCACAAATGAAGAATCAAGTAGACTACCTGTTGCAAGATTTCCTATCCAAAATACAATCATGTTGATTGAAAAATGAATTTGTTTTTTTTATGAAAAATGATGAACTAATTGAAAGCTTACTCAAAGAAGCCGAAAAACTAAAGGTTAAAGACCACGTTCTACATTCCGTTGAAAATCTCATGAGATTAAATCCTCAGATGGATAAATTGAATGCTGTTCAACTCGCTTTAAATAACGCAAAACTACATTCAGGATTTTTTACTAAGAGAAACTATGAATAATTTAGATGCAAGATATCAAGCACTACTTGAAGACATTCTTCATTGGGGTGTGGAAAAAAAAGATAGAACAGGAACAGGCACGTTATCAGTTTTTGGACGACAAATCCGTCACAATATGAGTGAAGGATTTCCTTTACTGACGACGAAAAAGATGGCTTGGAAGACTATGGTCACTGAACTATTGTGGTTTTTAAGAGGTGATACTAATATAAAATTCTTAGTTGATAATGGATGTCATATTTGGGATGGTGATGCTTACAAAAATTATCAAAAAGTATTCATGGGTCATGAGGATATTCCATCAAAAGAATGGTTCATTGATGAAATCAAAAAAAATTCTGATTTTGCCAAAAAGTTTGGTGAGTTAGGTCCAATTTATGGTAAACAATGGAGATGTTGGCAAGGTTGGATGGATTTGAATGATGGAGATAGAAGAGGTTCAATTTGGTATGACCAAATCTCGAGATTGATTTACCAACTTAGGAATGAACCTGATAGCCGAAGACTCATGGTAAATGCATGGAATGTTGCTGAACTTGATGAAATGGTTTTACCCCCTTGTCACTATGGGTTTCAAGTTTATACAAGAGAACTTTCTTACTCTGAAAGGTATAGACTTTGGTTCAATAAAAACTACGAAACCGGTATGGAGTATGATGAAAACGTAGTTCCTGATTTCGAGAATGATTATTACGACAAAACTCCAAAAAGAGCAATTTCTCTTATGTGGAACCAACGTTCTGTGGATACATTTCTTGGGTTGCCCTTCAATATCGCATCATATGGACTTTTACTTATGTTGCTCGGCAAATTAACAAACATGATACCTGACCAACTTATTGGTAATTTGGGTGACACACATTTATACCTTGACCACATCGAACAAGCCAAAGAACAAATTGAACGTGAACCGTTCAATTTACCTACCTTAGATTTAGATTTTGATTTCAAATTCAAAGATGGATATTTGGTAGATTGGGATGAAATTAAATTTGAGGATTTGAAATTGAAAAATTATAAATTTCATCCATCAATCAAGGCACCTTTATCTAACTAAAGGAAATATATATATCTAAAAATTTCTTACTGATTTCTCTGGCCTTTGAATTTACCAAATCCATATTATCAACATCCATATTTTTGGCCGCCATATATTCTATCAAGTTTGAAATAAAAAGATTTCTAGCCTTTTCGGCATCGTTCAAGAATTCTTGAAAATCCTCATCATCTTCTTTACCTTCTCCGTAATACCGGTCAATATGGTCCTTACCTGCATAAATCAAAGGTGCTGCACCGAACATATTTACAATTCCTGTGTCCCTCAACTTGTATAGGAAATCTCTAAAAAATCTCCAATCAAAATGTTTGAAAATTTCTTTATTTCTTTTAAAAGACTCCAAAGCCGAATCCCTGGACTCATTGATTTTGTCGTCTACAATTTTTTTCCATGCGTCGGTGACAGTAAGTAAGGAAAGTGAAGAGCCATTATCCCATTTTACTGAAATTATTTCCGAATCCTTTTCGAAAGGGTCTTTTGTTATTGCCGTAACTTTCCCCAAAGTACCAGGAGTTACAGAAGTTTCACCTTCCATGTATAAACACATTATTCTATCTCCAACAGACAAAGGAGCATTTGTTATACTTTTCATACTATAATAAATACTACGAGTATATTTATTGTTATGGATTTTGTAATTACTGAAAATCAATTTAGAAGATTAGTGTTGGAAACCAACAGTGAGAAATTTTCCGAATACATGAAGGAAATGTATTCCTTTGCAAAAAATATTGTACACCGTGTAAAGAAAAAATATTCCATCAACACAAAATTATTACTTACATGGGGCGCGGCATTAGGTGGAATGGTCCTACCATTGGACCAACTGATAAAAACAGGAAATTTTCAATTAGATGAAAATCAAGCCGCTTTGATATTGATTGGTTGTGCGGCGGCAATCTTCTACGATAACAAAAAGTATTTCAAAAGAATTCATGAAGAAATCAAAAATCAAAATTTGGAAGAACCTTTTGAGAAAGTTCTATCAGTAGGATTGCAGTTAAAAAAATCTTTCATGAATTTTATTCAGTCGTTGAGAATCAGCTTGAGTTCGATTTCAGAAATAGTATCCTACGGATTTCTAGTCCCAATAGTTATGGATATTGTTGATTTTTTGAAAACAGGAGATTTGGAAAAAAATTTGGATTTGATTGTTTCAAGAATTATAGGTTCAGGATTAGTTCTCGCCGTTTCCGAAATTTTGAGAGAATTATTATTACAAATAAAAAACAGAATTTCTAAATAAATTCTGGATAGTCTGCCGGGTCAACACCGAATTTTTGTTCTACTTCAACACCATTTATTTTTCTAACAAAAAAATTAGCAACATAGTACATTTCTGTTGAGGTCAATTGCATAGATGGTTCTATCACATCATAAATTATATTTTCAATTTCAACACGAAATGTATCATCATTTGAACATATTTCTTGCTGAATCATCGTTGCAAAATCATTAAATCTATTCCCATATTTTTGTATTACAGGAATTGGTTGACCATCAACTTCAAAACGTCTAAGATTCAAATCGAAACTGAAATATATTTCATCACTCCGTTCGACGTTTACAAAGTTTTCCGATGCTGAAAATTCAACCTCAAAAACAACTTCTTGTTTTTTTTGATTCTTATATTTGAAAAATTTTAGTTTTTTGTTTAATTGGAAAATGAGTTTTTCTCTGTCCTCCTGACTTACAAAAACGCTCAAAGGCTCCATGCCGTTAAATTCTAAATCCAAACCAAACGATAATTTATTATCTAAACCAATCAATCTAATTTTATCGTATATTATTTGTTGGATATCGTCCAACATTTTTTGTTTACAATAAGATTGAAATGGATTCTTTGTTGTAACATTTACAATAAAAGCAGGAGTATCTTCAAGACCTTCTTCATATGGTACTACATCCAAAAAATTATATTGGTAAGTACCAACAATTATAGGTTTTCCAACAATTATCTTTTTAAAAAAATTTACATACATACTGATAAATATTACCAATAGTTTATTGACATTCCGAGACCATATTTGATGTCCTGTGAATATCCAACAGCAAACGATAAATCGAACCCTTTAGGTGTTTTAAGAATAATTCTTAGAGGATTTATTTTTAACCACATCTCGGGTTGTAAATCTAATAAATTAAAATTTTTATTTATCGAGGCTCCTAATAAAACGGAGGTTTTATTTTTATAAGTTAAATTTAAACCTAGTCTGTTTATAATAGCAACTGGTCTTGTATAGACGAACTGTTGACTAAAATATGTGATAAAACTACCTCCTACGTAAAAACCAACTCCTGAATTATTGTTGTAGGTAACAATAAGAGATTTATCCTCAGGTACATAAAGAAGGTCAGATGTTTGTGAATAAGAAATCTGAAATGTTAGAATAAAAATTATAAAAAATATTGTTTTCATATCACAAATATAGTATTATTGTTTTGTAAAACCAACGGAGGTTTGGCAGAGCGGTCGAATGCGTCAGTCTTGAAAACTGAATTACTCGTGAGGGTAACTGGGGTTCGAATCCCTGAGCCTCCGCTAAAAGAAGGTGAATAACTCACCTTCTTTTTTTTTGACTGTAATTCAATTTTCGATTATCATTTGAAAAAAAATATCATGTCTCGTATAAAAGAACTCAAAGAAAAGTATCCTCATCTAAACTTGTCTTTTTTTGATATTATGACAAGGTTGGACATTTCAAAATCAAACAAATATTTACCTCTAATTTGTAAGATTTTTTCAAAAAGATTTGACGTAAATCATCAATATGAAAATGAAGTAAAATCCCGAATCGAAGAATACAAATCAAGATTGACCTCTTCAGGACTTGACGTGGAAGATTTAGATGCAAACGAGATTTATGTAATAACCCATATGATTGATTATTTTACCAACGACAACCTAAACTCAATCACTCAATTTATGGAATATATGGAAAGGGGTTTGATTGAAAACAAAGATGTCCTAAAATACGATGATTTAGATTCAATCAGAGGAGCCATCGCACTCGCTTCAATGAAAGAATGGACTAAAGATTTAGAGGGTGAAATTATAAAAGAATATGAGGACGACAAGTGGGTTATTATCAGACCTTTGACCTTTGCCGCTTCCGCAAAATATGGTGCAACAACAAGATGGTGTACAACTTACAGTAGAGAAAAACAATATTTCGAGAAGTATTGGAGGCGGGGTATTTTGGTTTATTTCATCAATAAAATTTCAGGTTATAAATTCGCAGGATATAAATCTTTGGATGGAGAAAAAGAACTTAGTTTTTGGAATGCTGAAGATAGCAGGGTTGATTATCTTTTATTAGATGTAGATGATTATTTGTTTTCCACAGTGAGAAAAATTTTCTCATCTAAAGAAACTAACAAAAATTTATGTTCCGCCGAAATACAGGAACAAGTTCATCAAGAATGTATAAACTATACTGAAGAGACTACTGAATCAAGAGTCATTCCTATTGAATTTGTCGAAGAAACCCAAAATTACAGGACATATCAAAACCAAATTCAAAATCTATTCGTAACTGAAACTGCACCTCCAATTTACGAACAACCGGATATTGCGTAAAATAAAACCAACCTGATGGTGGGTTTTATTCTTCAATTTCAACTATAAGTTTTCCTGTACCTTTGATAACTCTATGCCAAACAAGTTTTGGGATAAAGATTTGCTCGGCAACGGACAATTTGTTCGGCAATCCATCATCAATTTGAAAAGACCACCCTCCGTCTTCAACAATTGTGACTTTTCGGTCTTTCAAATCTTGATGCCATTTCAACTCCTCTGTATCAACATCAGGATAGAAAGTTCTAATAATTTTCCCAGATTCCGTTTTATTTTGTTCAAATGGAAAAGTCATTTCTCTGTTTTCCTTTTCTGAAAAAGGGTCTTTTGTTCCAATGTACCTTTATCTTATTATCTAAAGATAATAGTTTGAAAAAATCTTCTACATCTTTTTCTACAGATTTATGTTTTCTATGTGGGACATCCCAACCTTTAGACACAAAAGACTCAGGCTCAGTATCAATAAAAACATGAATTATTGGAGGATTATAACTTCCCTTTAGGATATCGTGAACAATAAACTTGACATCTTCACCTTCTGGTAAATCTTGTTTGATTCTAGAGGTTACAACTGAATCCAAATAATTTTGTAAATATTTTTTTATTCTTTCGACATCCATCACCAAGCATTTTTAGAAGCCAAACCTAATTGTTTTGCATATCTTCCAACATTACATGACCAATAACCAGCGGTAGTTCTATCCTTTTTTTGGTCACATCTATGTCGTGCTCTGAAAGATTTGGCAGCACCTTTATTTCTATTCCTAACTTTCAATTTAGGGTCACCAAAGGTTACTTTTTTAACACCACCCCCTTTTGATTTAACATAAACCGCAAATTTCTTAGGACCACCCGGTGTTCTGAAAGGTTTATTTAATTTTACATTTTTACCTCTGTGTTTGGCTTCTTCGATGATTTCTTCCTCTGTCCATTCCTCTAAAATATAGGGTGCATCCAAATAAACTATCTCTCCGTCTATTTTTACCTTCTTTCCTAAGTCTGATTCAACCATCAATGTATCTTCTTCATTTAATTCAATAGAACCGTTTTCCCAAAGAGTTCTCACCTCATTTACCAATTTAAAATATCCCTCTGAATAAACTCTAAAAATGTTATTTGTAAGTGATAATCCGTTTTCAATGTGATATTTTAATGAATCAGAAATTTCAACATTTTCTTTCATCACTAAAGACCTGTCCAAGTATTCTTCTAAACTCTCTTTTATTAGGGTTTTCAGTTTATCCATAAAAAATTGTTTTTTTATATAAATAGTTTTATTTTTAGTTATGAAAAATTTAGTGGGATTTTTATTCCTTTTCTGTAGAATTTATTGTGGTTACAAAATATTCATGTGGTTATTCCAACGGAGTTATTATAAGAATAGTTTACCCATATCAGAAATTGAACACATATTAGTGTTCATAATTTTTGACATATGGATGATGATGTCCATACGAGATATAAACAAAGATTTTTAAGGCCTCAAAACGGCTAAAACTTCAGGATAAACTCCCTCTAAAACTTTTTCGTTTTTACCTTCATATGGTATGTTCTGTAAAACATATCTTATTGAATTCAACCCTGAGATTCTTTTATCTTGTGAATCAATAATTACCCACGGGTGATTTACTGTTGAAGTTTTATCAAACAATTTTTCTTTGAATTCTGTGAATCTGTCCCATAAATCTTGCATTTGAGCGTCATTAGGGGAATACTTCCAATATTTTAATGGAGACTGTTGTCTCATCTGAAATCTTCTTTTTTGAGTTTCTTTATCAATTGAAAACCATAGTTTAAAGAGATAATCTCCTTCTTTTACCAAATCGTTCTCGAAATCCTCAACGTTCTCCATGAAATCTTCATATTCTTCAGGGGTACCATATCCCATAACAGGCTCGACTAAACCTCTATTATACCAACTTCTGTCGAGGAAATTTATCATTCCTGGTTTGATTTTGTCTCGGTATCTATTCCACCAATTTTTCCTTTCTTCGGGGTTGGGTATACCTAAAGCAATTACATTATAGTATCTTGGATTTAAATTTTCTGTAAATTTTTTGATTGTGGAACCCTTACCCGCAGAATCTCTACCCTCGAAAACTATAATCACAGTTTTTCCCGTTTTTCTCAACCATTCCTGCATCTTCACTAGTTCAATTTGTAGAAAATATAATTCCTTCTTATAAACCTTTTTAGGTAAAATTGACGGTTCCTCGGGTTCAAATTCATAATCTTCACTTTCAGGTTCGACCCCATAACCACCTCTTTCTCTGAATTTCAAAGAGATAAGGATGTTTCTGAAATATTCTTCAATATTCTTTTTTTTATCCCCTTTTTTGAGAAGAATTTTTCTTAAACCTCTATCCACCATCTCAAAATCGATAATTCGGTCCTCCGACAATTTAGATATTTTCCAAAGTAAATTTTCTATTTTTTTGTTGTAGAGTTTCAGAAAGGTTAGAGTATCAACAACTTTTCTTAGATTGACGTTCATAAAAGGGGCATCGTTTGAAGTTTTTTTTGCTTCAGAAATCCCCATTACAATTTTTATTTTTTCAATTTCCTCGTGAATTAGCACAAAATTTTCTTTATAAATATCCCATAAGTTAGATATGGAATATTTATGATTACCAAGTTATTGACAGAAAATGAAAAAGTTTCTTATTGCATTTGTATTGCTTTCATTACCCATTTTTTCTTTTACACAAGATAGAAAAGTATGTCTTTCTTCCATAGAAAATAAAATACAAATTGGACAAATGTTGGGTAATCGAAATCTAACATTTGGCTTCAAAAATGTTTTATTGGAATATCTTCAGGATAAAGATTTTGAATTGGTTGATAGTTGTAATCTTGCTAATAACAGATTACAAATTGAACTTATTTTTTTTGATGTCTTGAACACCAAAACGGGCTTCTCTGTAATTCACAAGGAAAATGATGAAACAGTATTGAGAGTGAGAGCTAAATTATTAAATGAATCAGGAAAGAAAATTAAAGAAACTGTCGTAACTGAAAAATCTTCTGAAATTTCAATGTCAACGTTGATAATTTCAGAAGGAGGTAAAATAAATCAACAATCCGTCTCAAATGTGATTAAAAAATCCTGCGAGACATTAATCAAAAATTTATTCGAATGATGAAAAAAATTTTATCAATTATTTCATTATTGTCGATTCCGTTTTTGGGACTTGCACAATCTCCCGAAATTGGTCATTTCCAACAACTATCTACTGTGAGACGTGGAGACACTTTAGATGTGGCTTGGTATTTCAGACCATCGGGAAATAATATAAGAAGTTTCCAAGTGGATTGGCAATATAAAAAAAGGTTGTTTACTCATATTGAAACAACGGTGGATGCTTCTCTGAATGGTAGGTCTGCAGAAATTTCCTATAGGTCATGGGAAAATCAAAAATATAGCTCTTACGCAAATGGGAACTATACCTATATTTCCGACACCAATTGGACTGTTGGAAGAAATTACTTGGTGGTTCCCGCAGGTGCTTCAGCTTTATCAAACGGTTATATCATACATAACAAATACAAAATAAACGCAGTCATACCAAATTTCGAATCTGATTCAGTTTATGTTAACTGGGCTAGAATGTTTGATGTAAATGGCATAACAATCGGAGACAACGTGGCTGTTTTGAATAACAGAACTATGAGAGTGAAACTTCTCGGAAATCTAACAATTTCTGGAAAAGTTTGGTTACCTCCATCGGCAGTATCAAGAGGATGGGTCCCAACTCTTTATTGTTATGAGAACGCAACAGGAAACTTGGTTTCAACCACAATACCGAACATAAACACAGGTCTATATACTCTTGATAATATCGACGAATATACAAGATATAAAATTGAATTGAGATTCAATCCTGATAGTTTGGTTTCAATAAGAGATAACTCAGTCACAATTACCGATGCGGTAAAATCTTTTAACGAATTTATAAACGCTGATTTAAATCAAACTTATCCGAGGACACATTTACAAAACGGTTTAGCTTATTTGATTGGAGATATAAATTGGAATCAAAAATTTGATGGTGGTGACCCATATGGTATTTACGCTTCAGTTTCAGGACTAAGACCAATAGCAACAAATAGTTTAATTAAAGTTTTTACAAAAAACGAATTTGATAGTTTGGCTTTGGGTGCAAATCAATGGACAAATTGGACTACTTACTCTTCAAGATTAAATTTTGTTCTTGATACTGTAATAACTTCAAACATTACTGTTGATTTAAAGTATTATATCCAAGGTGATGTGGATAGAAGTCACTCTTCTCCTGTTTACGATGCGAACGGTAACCTCGTAAGAGCAGCAATTTACACCGGAAGATTTACTGTTGAAATTCCAAATTCTTACTCTGTGGGTCAACCGATGTTTGTACCCTTCAACGTTTCAACAAATGGTTTAGTAAATTATGGATTACAATTTGAAATGAAATACGAACCAACCAAAGTCAAATTTTCAGAAATTATCTCGAAAGTTCCAAACGAATGGTTACAATATGTAACACATGATGAACGTACTGGAATAATAAGATTCGGGGGAATGAATAATCAAAAAAAGGGGGGGATAAGTGGTTTATCCACCCCCTTTAATTTAAAATTTACGCCAATAGACCCAAGCGAAGATATCTCATCGTTTGTTTTTGTTAGACAACTAATGGATGCTTCTAACTCTGAAGGAGAGCACTTCAATATTGAATTAGCATCTGAAAGAATAGTTTTGACTTATAGAGCCGCAGGACCAATACCTACATTTTCAAAACCGATTGCAGAAATTAGACCCAATCCGAACACAGGACAATTTGAGTTGACTGTAACATTTCCGAATAATTATTGGATGAAGGGTTACGTTTATGATTATCAAGGAAGAAAAGTTATGGACTTAGGAGATTTCAAAACAGATGATTTTACAAACGTAATCACAAGAGCCATTAACGCCAAAAATCTAGCTCAAGGAAAATATTTGCTAGTTATGGCTAATAATGAACAAAGAATAACTAAACCATTTGTAAAAATTTAAAAAAAATGTCAGAAGAAACACAAGTACAAGACCAAAACGACGGAACATGGTCGGGTCTTAAAAAAACAATCGTAGGTACCCTCGGAACTGTTGTAACAGGTGGAGGTGTATGGTTAGGAACATTACTTTATGGTGGAAATCATGAGGAAAAACAACCTGATGCACCCGTCCAAGCACAACCAACAATCGTAATCAACAACTCTCAACAACAAGCAACACCTGCGGGTGGAACTACTAAAGTTATCGAGCGTGTTGTGGAAAAACCTGCAGCAAAACCTGCTGAACCAGCTCCTAAACCAAAACCTTTCCAAGAGGAACCAAAATGGTAATGTATGCAACCAAACACAGGATTTAAGGAGTTATTAAACTCCATGATGAAAAGAAGATGGTGGATTACCGCCTTAGTGTTAGGTGGATTTGTCGTAATTATGGGTGCCATATTCATGGCAATTTTCGAACAAAGTGCTATCAGTGGTGAATGGAAAGAATTACTTCTCCTTTTACTTGGTGCTTTCATCGGGTCTTATGGTAAAATCATTGACTATTGGTTCAGTGATACCGACAAAGACAAAATGTTAGTCCAAAAGATGGATGAAGAAGATGGTGTATCATTTTCCAACACCCAAGATGGTAGTGTTCAAGCACCTCCACAACAACAATCTATTACCCCCCAAGTCACCCCTCAAGTTACCCCTCAAGTCGGTGTAGAAATCGATGAAGATGGTGATGGTATCATGGATGGTATTGACGAGGATGGTGATGGAGTTATAGACATGTATTTTGAACATCGTCAGTGTGAGCACGTATGGGGTGACGCTGATGGAGATGGTGATGAAGAGTGTCTTAAATGTGGTTTGATTAAACAAGATTAAAATGAAAAAAATTTTATTTCTAACTTCTTTGTTTCTAACGTCTGCGGTTTATTCTCAGACGTTAGGGACTACGAAGACTGAGCAGTATAAGGCTAGCTTCGAAACAAAAATCAATATCGACTCACTTATGGATTATGATGGTCCTCAAGTACCAATTCAAATCCTTACTATCGGTATAAGTGATGAGGTTTATGAGCAGTATCCTGAACTAAAGGAGAAAAAGGTTGGACTCGGTGTTGCAAACATTGTTTTGGAGTATCTCTCTGACCTCAACAGATTTACATTCACTGAGGATAAGACGGAGATAAAAAACAGAATGGTAAAGCAGTTCCAAGCGTCTCAGGCAGGTATTAGTCAGGACAAGTTGGACGGTAGAGGAAAGATTAGACTTGCACATTATTTTGTGACTGTGGAGGTTTATGACTTTTCTGTATCAGAAGATGAGACTGTAAATCTAAAGGATGGGGTAAAGAATACTGTCAATACAAGACTTGGTCTTCAGGTAAGATTTACAGATGCTGAGACAGGTGAAATTGTTGCGGCAAGTGGTCTCGGTGAAGCTAAGACTGTTAGAGAACTTACACTTCTCAATGATGATAATTTGAGTGAAGTAAAATTCAACCAATCTACAATTGGTATAACAACAAAGAAGGCTTTGGACATTGCATGTTCAAGAATTCTTGTAAGACTTATCAAAAAGGGTAAGTTTCCGAGATAAATGTGGAAAAGATTAAAAACATTTTTAAGTATTTCCTTTATCTTGTTTCTCAGCTTCAAAGCTGAGGCACAAAATGTTGTCTATACATTCATCGACCCCTGCACAAAAGAAGTAACAAACTTTTCAATTCCAATTCAAGGGGGTACGGTAGTATATTTTTATGGTCGTTCGGCATCATTTACCGCACAAGATGTGGCAAGTGGTGCCTTTGCCGCTTGGGTCAATCAAGCATATGCCGATTACAGAAAATTGACCCCATGCTCAGTTCAATCGGTTACAGTTACAAGAAATCAAATTACAGCACAAGTTATCGGTAATGTTGTTAGTAGTGTTGTGGGTCAAATAAATTCCTCTGTGATGCAGGGTTCATCTATGGGTGGAAACGACGCAGCATCCAAAGGAAGTAACAGCAGTTCAGAAAAGAAAAAAAATAAAAATGAAAGTAGTAATTCTAGCAATTCCACTTCTGTTACTAATTCTAATGGGAATGGTTCTACAAGTTCATCAAATAACTCAAGCGGTCAAGGCAACGGGTCTGTTCCTGTGGGAGGTTCTCAAACTGGTGGCCAAGGTTCTCAAACTGGCGGTAATAATAGTGGGGGGAGCGGTAATAATAACACTGGTGGGAATGGTGGCGGTGGTGGCGTATCTTCAAATTCTAATTCGGGAGGTAGTGAGAAAGATAAGGAAAAAGGTTCGGAGGTAGTTGCAACAACCCTAATGAACGTAGAGGTCAGAAACGACAAAGGTTCTGAAAGTGGTGGTTCGAGTGGTGGAGGAAAAAAGGGTAATGGAAAATCAGGAAACCAAAATCCTCTTATCGTTTCTTCTGATTTGACCTCAGCACAAAATTTAGATAAATCTTTTACTGGTATTGCAAACATCGGAATGTCAAGAACCTCTCTTATGGGAACAAGTTCTTGGGGTGTAACAGGAATGGTTTGGTTTAACTTCAAACAATTTGCAATCAACTCAAGATACACCAAGATAAAAATGAATCAATCAGGAACCCTCAAATTCGTTCATAACGTCAATTTAACGGGGGCATATTCCTACGGTAACGTATTTTCATTCTTGGGTTATAGTATGATAATAAACGCAAAGAAATGGGGTATTACAGGATTTAACGTCAGTGGAGCAATTGCAAAACTACCATCGGATAGTAATTTGTTTATCAGTCCGTCATTTACCGCATTTTATACGAGACCATTTTCACCCAATAAAAAACTTACAATATCTCCTGAAATTTATTTAATATCAACTCCCGTTGTTTATTCTTCTGTAGATAAAATCACCGTGACAGATAGAACATTTAGTGCTTTTTTGGGAAGTGGATTTGATTATCAAATTTCAAGGAGGTTCAAGTTCAACGTAAATTACAAAGCCAATCTTTCAACAAATCCTGACTTTCCAATCCTTTCCTTTTTTCTAATTGGTAGTAAAGTAAATCTATGAGAATAATTTTTACCATATTATTTTCTTTCATTTTTTGTTTTGGATTTTCACAATCTATTTCCGCTCCTGTTGGTAGAACTTATCAAATCAACACTTCGGGTCAGGATGCTAGCGGATTTATTGTAAATGGTTTTACCTCTGAAACACTACTTACTTCAGTAGGGCTCGTAAATCCTCCCGCAGGTGTAACATTTTCAATAACAACAACAGCAGGATTATCCTTCGCAACAGGGTATAACAGTTGGTCCAATATTACGAGAATCAGTTTTACAGGTACCCAATCGAATATCAACAATGCATTGGCTTCTCTAAAGATAAACACAGGTTCATCTACAGGTAATGTACAGATATCCGTCTCAACTACTGTAAATCCATCAGGGTATTACTATAACGCGACAAACGGACACTTTTATCGTCCCATTTCAGGTACCTCAACATATACTGCAGCGAAAAACGCTTCTGCAACGCAAACATTCAAAGGTCAAACAGGTTATCTGGTTACAATAACATCACAGGATGAACAGAATTTCATAGGTGCGAACGTACCTGGAAACAACATTTGGATAGCCCTTTCCGATAGACTTCAAGAAGGTTATTGGAGAGTAGATGCAGGACCTGAAAATGGTACTTTAATCAATATAGGAAACTACAACGGTAATCCGCAAGCAGGGACTTATCAAAATTGGTGTGGTGGGGAACCTAATGATGCTGGCGGTGAGGATTATGCAGTCACAAAATGGGGTGGTGGAAATTGTTGGAATGATTTACCGGATGGAGCTGGTTGGACGAGTGGGTATGTTGTGGAGTTTGGTACTTGGTCAAATCCCTCTGATGCTACATTCACAGAATATTATGCAGCCAATACAATTAACATGGTTGCGGTTACAAATACTCTCAGCGGAACAATATCTATTCCGACGTTATCCACACTACCGACGGTAACTTTATACAGAATTGTAAATGGCTCTGATGTATTAGTGGAGACCAAAACAGTTTCATCATCAGGTTCTTATTCTTTCACTCTTCCCGCACAGAACTCAACTTATAAATTGGTACCTAATTTAAGTGTTCAAGGAATTACAACGGCAGATTTCAATTTAGCATTTCAAGAGGTACAAAATGTAAATACCCCAAATAATACTGCGCCTGGATTAGTGATGACGGGAACAAAACAATGGAAAGCAGCAGATTTCAATCAGAATGGAATTTTGGATTTGGGTGATTCTTATTTAATCTTGTCTCACGTTACTGGATTTAGACCCTCAACACAAGTTTTGTGGTTCTCACCAACCAATTATGATTCAATAACCAAAAATAATTTTGGAACAATACAACCTGTCACCTTTTTTACAATTTCCGTGACAACATCAAACGTGACTCAAAACATAAAATATTGTGTTTTGGGGGACGTAAATTTATCTCACTCGTCTCAGTAATATATTTATAGAAAAAGTAAATTACTATGCTACTAAAAGTGGGGTCTAAGGGAGAAGACGTAAAAAAACTCCAACAAAAACTTGGTTTGGGTGCTGATGGTGTTTTCGGAAAAGGAACCGAAGAATCAGTTAAAAACTTTCAAACAAAATCAGGATTGACTCCTGACGGAATTGTGGGTGAACAAACTTGGCAAAAAATTATGGGTCAAGGCGTTCTTATTACAGAACCCGCACCTGTCGCTCAAGTGGCTCAACCTGTTGCTAACGTGGGTGGTTTGAAATTAGAAAAATTGAAAGGTCATATTCCTGATAATGTAATTGCTCAAATACCTGATACAGCAAAAACTTTTGGTATTGACACCCCATTGAAACTTGCTCACTTCTTGGCTCAATGTGGTCATGAGTCGGGTGGATTCAGACTTACTCAGGAAAATTTGAACTACTCAGCACAAGGTCTAAAAAACATTTTTCCAAAATATTTTCCAGGAAATCTTTCAGAGTCATATGCACGTAACCCTCAGAAGATTGCATCCAAAGTTTATGGTGGTAGAATGGGTAATGGACCTGAATCAACAGGTGAGGGATTCAAATTCAGAGGAAGAGGTTACATTCAGCTCACAGGAAAAGACAATTACACGGCTTTCGGGAAAGCTATAAACGAAGATATTACAGGTAATCCTGATTTGGTCTCATCGAAGTATCCTCTGTTGTCAGCTGCGTGGTTTTTCAGTAAAAACTGTCTAAAGAAATGTGTGGATGACTCAAATGCAACAGTTACGTCTGTTACAAAGTGTGTGAACGGTGGAACTATCGGATTACCAGACAGATTGAAACACTTTAAAGAATACTATAATTTGTTAAAATAATGGTCTCAATGCTATCAAAACTTGTATTTTTTTCAATTTTTGATATATTTATGAGTGTTATCACCGTAAGGTGTTCTCATATATCCTTTCCAAAAGACCCGCAAATTTTTTTGTGGGTCTTATTTTTTTTATTATCTTTGTAAAAATAATTTTTATGGATAAAAGAAGCTCTCATTGGTTAGACTCACTCGCATGGGTAAGAAAAGTCTATTTTTCATGTCAAACAAAGGAACAAGAAGATGCCGCAGAAAGATTATTATTGAACTTCGAGAGGCTTTACAAAAACGAAGATTTAATCACTTTGTCTTGGGCTCTTCGAGATGAATATTTAAAATTCAAATATCAAAAGAAATGAAAAGTCCTCTTTGTTTCCTCGGTATACATTTTTGGGAATACAGAAAAGAAAAACATCAATGTACTGGTCACCCTAATGGTAGAGAATTTGTCAGGGTAATTGTTAGAGAATGTACTTGTTGTGGACATAGGGAACATCATCCTCTACCAAGAATTGGTAAAAGTTTAAACCTCTGGAAATCATTTGACGATGTAGGAAAGAACGATTGTATAGACATTAAAAGATTGAACGATGAAAATTTTGTTAAAAAATAGTTTTTTTGAATCATTAAAAACTATATCACGCCATGAGACTTGGTGGTACAAAACATATGAAACAGTCCGATTTAAAATTCCTGTGTTTCTGAAAAATATTTGGTTTTTCAGAAAAAATCTGTGGGAGTTTCGTGGTTGGGATTATTCTTTCAACCTATCTCTATTGGCAAAATCCTTAGAAAAGACCTCTGATGTTTTAAGAAACGGTCATGAGGTAGAAATAACTCGTTTGAAAAAAGTTGAAAAAATTCAAAGAGTTATTAAAATAATAAATGACATGAGAGAGTCAACCTACATAAACAGAGCGGAAACCGAACTAGGAGAACTTATTTTACACGATTGGGATTTTCAAGAAGTTGAAAGTGGTGGCTATCAAATGTTAGACAAAGAAACTCCTGAAGAAAAAGAACATAATCGTAAGGTGTTTGAAAGAGCCAGAGAAATCGAGAAAGATGAGTTCGAAGAACTTTGGATAATACTCAAGGGTCAAAACTACGATGAGTTCCATGAAACATTCAAACAACTTTCTGAAGAAGAAAAAATGAAACACGACCATTGGGAAAATTGGTTCGATGGTTCAGGTATAAAAAATTGGTGGGATTAAAAAATTTATTAGAAAAGAGATATGAAAAAATTATATAGAAGTACTATCGATAAAAGAATAGGTGGTGTTTGTGGCGGTCTTGCAGAGTATACAAATAGTGACCCGACAATTTGGAGAATACTTTTTTTGGCTTTAATTTTTGCACCCTTCCCTACCGTACTATTTTATCTTTTAGCCTGTATTGTTATCCCTCAAAACAAAATTTTATAAAAATGATTGCATTCTGGTTTTTTATGTTTATCTTCGTTTTGACAATTTCAATCGTTTGGGTTCGAGGGATTGATAATATGAAAAAAAATCATCCTGATTACAAAGGTGAAGACTTTCTGAATTGGGACAAAATGAAGAAATATGAGAATGACCTTTATAAGTGACACTCATGGTAAACATAAATACCTAACCTCCAAGGCGTATAATAACATACTCGGAAGCGGGGACTGTATAATTCACGCTGGGGATATTTCTAATCTTGGAAAAGTTGGTGAAATCAAGGATTTTCTTGATTGGTTCTCAAATACAGATTACACTCACAAAATCTTTATCGCAGGTAATCATGATTTTGGTTTTGAGGTTGTTCAGGATATTGCTCCTGAATACAAAGAAAAGGGTGTTCATTATCTATTCGATAGTGAAGTAGTAATCGATGGTGTCAAATTTTATGGTAGTCCTTGGCAACCTGAATTTTATAATTGGGCTTTCAATCTTCCAAGAGGAGAAAAGTTGGCAGAAAAATGGAAGAAGATACCTGGTAACACTGATGTTCTTATTACTCATGGACCCGCACATGGAATGCTCGACCATACTCCTCAAGGAGAACTCGTGGGTTGTAAAGACCTATTCAATAGGGTTATGGAAGTACAACCAAAAATTCACGTTTGTGGTCATATCCATTGGGCGTATGGTCAAAAAAATTTTTTTGGTGTTGAATTTTTAAACGCCTCAGTTTTGAATGAGAGGTATCAATATGAAAATGAACCAATAAAAATTATTTTTGATACGGAAACTAAACAAATAGACTATGAATGAAAATGCTGTAATCGAATTAAAAAAACTTGGCCCTGAATCGACCGTAAAGGTGACAATCGACCTTTATCGAAAATCTTTATTAGAGGTCTGTTATCATACAGGTTCGAAATTTGATAAAAAATTCACCTGTGATTCAGAAACTACTTGGAGAGGTGCTAGTCTTGTCTGTGAACAATTTACTGTTTCAGAACTAATAGAATTACTCGAAACCAAGGAATTGACTGAGATGCAAGATGTAGATTTTCCTGACCTTTCAATAGAAACAACTACAGATGGCGAGGTTGACATTACCAACATTGAGTGGGAAGAACCCTTGACCGAAGAAGAAGAGTCAGGATTCGTCTCTAATGACCTATATTGGGATTCAGAAATTACTGACTCAGAGTTGAATTTTAGTACAGGTAGTATTTTTAGCATGGTTATTGAATCTGATGATAATTTAATTGCAAAAATTTCCGATGAAAAAGAATAAAATAAACGATGGACATTTTGTCGAAGCTCTCGACAGATTATTTTTTGTTACAGATATTATGGACAGGTATCTTATGTCACACCCTGTAATAAAAAAGGATAAAGAAATAAAAAAATTGATTAAATTTAGTATCATCAATCTTTTAGAAGCCTATCAAAGGGTGGGTAATAACACTTATGAAAAAGAATTTGAAAGACCGTCAATTAGTGAAGTTGTTTCTGGACGACGTGAGAAATCCGAAGACAACAGGCTGGACCGTCGTCAGAAACTACGATGAATTTGTAAAACATATCGAAGAAAACGGTTTACCTGAAGAAGTTTCCTTTGACCATGATTTAGCTGATGTTCATTATGACCCTGAAACGTTCAAACAAGGGTTTGTATATCACGAAAAAACCGGATATGATTGTGCTAAATGGTTATGCGAATATTGTTGGACTAATGGACTCCCTGTCCCCACTTGGAATGTTCATTCCGCAAATCCTGTTGGTCGTGATAATATTGTTCAACTCATCGAGAACTTCCAAAAAAAATTGAATTATTAAAGGTGAGAGAAATCTCACCTTTTTTTGTATTTATAAGTTATGGAATCTCAATTCGAAATAGCCGACCGTAAAGAACTTGCAACAATTGCGAAAATCTGTTTAGAAAAGGGCTTGAAATTTAATGAGCCCTATAGAGATTCAAACTATGATATCGTTAAATCGGTATCGAAGCTTTTTGGATACTCTAATATTGACATATATGACGTGGAAGTCATTTGTGCATTTATTGTTGACAACTATCATATTTTACAATCTTGGATTGATGGTAACCTGTCATATTCAAATATTTCAAGCCGTCTCAAACTACCTCAAATAGAAGAATTTGAAATTCTCTATCAAGTAAGTATTAGAGAATATGTAGTTGAATATTACAAAACTGATTGGAAATGTTTTAAAAAAGAATGGGTTGAAGATTCAATCACCGATTCTTTAAACGAGGGCTCATGGGATTATTTTAGTGAATCCCCAATCGAAAGAGAAGTTATCGATTCTGATAATACTAATTTCAAAATTGAATCTGTTAAATCTATGAAAGATTTGAATACTGAGTCCGTTGAAAATAATATTCTTAAATTATTGTCTGAAAACACAGAAAAGGTTATCGAAAATTTCGATAAAAAAACCCTATTAAACATTAAAAAAATTATCGATACTAAATTAAAATCACTTTGATTTTGAGTCTTTGACCAAATCTCCAAGGGTTTTTTTCTTTTTGTTGGATGGATGTTGATAACCCCTTTTATACTTGTATTCCACCTCTACAGGACCATTTGGGTTTTTATTTGAGTTGTATCTCCATATAGAGATTGTATCTTCGTCTTCATAGACAACTTCCCATTTGATGGGTTTAGGTTCAGGTTTTTTTTCGAATGGCATATGGCAAATATAAGGAAAATTATTCTTGTTCGTATGTTTGGGTTTTCCATCTACCGTTTTCCTTACCCATACACACACTATTACAAAATTTTGTATTTCTATAACAATTCATAAATGAAGTTTTTACCTGTACAGGTATCCAACCAAGTCCATCATCAAAAATCAAAAAGTCAACTCCTAAAGAATCTGCAAAAGAAAAGTCACCACTGAATTTGATTACTTTTGAAAAAGAATTTTTTAATTCTTCATAGGCTTCTATTTCTGAACGTTTTCCCATTCCATATGTACCTTTGATTGTATCAACAACACCTTCAATTATTTCGTTGTCAAACTCATCCAAAGAATCTGCTAAATAACTCAATACAAGTTTTTGAAAAATGGTTAAATCCTGTTTGGATTCAGGTAAGTCTTGCATGTAAGACCCCAAAAAGTATTTTTGAAAACAAGAGTCAAAACTATTTTTTGATTTATCTTTTTCTCTAAATTTTGTCAAAACATAAGCCAAGGCTGAATAATTTGTTTCCAACATACTCATTTCATCCCAAACAAATTTTTCATTCAATTCTTTTAGAATAACAAATTTTGATGATATTTTGAGTCTGAAATCATCAAACGTTTCTTTATTCAATTCGCATTGCTCCGATAGTTTCTCTTCTAAAATTCTAAAATTATTAAAATTTTCTGTGAAATATTCATCATCTTCTTTGACATACTTGATTTTTTTCGAAATTTCATCATTTACATCCATTATTACAATAAAGGCAATATCGTCTAAAAGTTTTTTTACACTCTTGACTTTGAATTTTATTTTTTTTGATGCAAGTTGACAGAAATCTCTTTCTTCTGAATATGCTGGAAATCTATTACAACCCCATTCCGTTCTTTTATTGGACATATGAGATAAATAGATTGTAATTAAAAAATCCCCTCACTAAGGAGGGGATTCTTTTAAATTTCTGTTGTTTCTTCGTTGGACCCTTTTGTTTTGTTTATCCACTTGTCGACCGAACCTATACCAAATGAACCCAAAACTAACCAAAGGAAAGAATTGAAAATGAATTCATTTATTATCAGGTCTTTTCCAAGTGTACCTGTGACAATATCTGCAATAGCAAATATAATCATCATGACAAAAGCTAAGAATCCAACGACACTTTTTTCATTGATTGAGTTGTCGTCGTTAAACAACTGTGAGAAAAATTTTTTCATAATTTGGTAATTTACTTACCAATAAATATTAAAATCCCTGTGATTGTTTTACTCTAATAACGAAATTATCAACCACAGTTTGACATTCAGCTTGTGTAACAAGCGTACCACCGTTTTTACTCAATAATGTTTTGATTGCCAATATATTTTCTGTTCCTGCACCTGTTGTATATAAATAACCTCCGCATCCACCAACGTTTGTTGGTTGAGCAAATGATGTAACTGTTCCGAATGTTGAGTTCCAACTTGGGTGTCCCAACAAAATATACAAATCACAGTGAGATGGGTCGCTAGCATTATAAGTTTCTCTAAAAAATGCGTATACGGTAAATCCACTCACAGTTGCTCCGCTATAAATTGTACCACTAGCTAAGGTCCCTCCTCCGTCTGCACCAGAGTTACCACCTGTCTGAAATCCAACAGGAAGTCCAGGTCCAAATGTATCATTATCTCTTGAACCCAAAACCGTAAGTGGTAGATATGTTAGAGGTTGAACTCCACCAGGATATTGTTGATAACCTAAACTTATATATCCGAAGCTTGTATCTAAATTTACTGTAGTTGCAGAATTAGTATAGTTTACGGCGAAAGGATACGAACTTGAGCTATATACATCAGCGCCTATATATTCAGTATTAGAAATAACCCAAGGAGAAGAAATATTTCCATTGTCGTACATGTCACCACCTCCATCATTTATATAATAACCATCCCCATCAAGTTGATAAGGATAAAAACTTGGATTTCTAAACTCAGGCATGAATCCTCTCAAATATTCTGCAATTATTTGTAATTCGGTGTAGGGTGTTTTGGGTGTAAATGAGGTCCAATAACCATTGTTATTCAACCAAGTTACAGCTTCAGTACCATCTAAAAAAGTTTGAGGGTCATCATCCCAATCAGAAACGGATTCTGCCAAACTTATAAATGACTCTTCAGTTTTTAATTCGCTTCTCCAAAAACCAACAAACGCTGACACATCTCCCGATGCTGTATTACCTGTGTGTGAACCAATTGTATCCTCATGAGCAATCACATATCCTAAATCTTGGTCTGGAGTTGACCAAAACGTAACACCATAGTTAGCACCAACAACACCATAATCTTGTGGAGTTGTTCCTGCAATTAAATTTCCAACTTTAGTTGTTCCAGGTATTGAACCAACTGGTTTGTACGCAACGGGAGTTATAGTAGCCATATTTTTCTATAATAAATATTTAAATGATAACAAAAAAGGGGACACCGTCGTGTCCCCTTATATCTCCGTCGAGAAATGTGTGGTCTAAGTTTTTAATCGGATAGGGAGGTGAGACCGAAAGAACCCCGTGGGATTGGACATATCCTGTTTTGATTATGTGTCACAAAACATCCGAAAAAAGACATGGTTGTTAGTTTATCAAGGATTAAACAGGAATGACCTTTCCACCTAAACCTCCCGTGTTTTAGTCGTCTCTGTATTTCTGATTTATAAAGCGGAGAAGAAAGTTAGACGGGGTGAGTATGGGGAACCACCACAAGTAAACATTCCGCTGTCCATGTTACAAAGATAAGAAAGATTTTAATGCCTTCCAAATTCTTTGATGAAAATTCAGATAAAAATCTGAGTTTTTTCGTGGTTGGGGGTGGAGTCGAACCACCGGCACAAGACTGTTCAGGTCCTTGCTCTACCAAAACCCTAAAGAGTTACTGAGCTACCTCAACCAAATGTCTTACAAAGATAAGAAATCTTTTTAGACCGCCAAAATTTGTAAGAGCTTTTTTTATTCGAGTACCGAGTATCTTTCATCGCCTGTAAGTCCCGAATTGTTTTACAAAGATAAGGAGAAAAAAAATAACTGTCAAATTTTTAAAAGGAGTCCCAAAAAAATTGTTTCCATTCTTCAAGTTCAGCTGCAGTAAAACCAACTGCTAATCTTGCAGGTGAAATTATGAAGGAGGTAGGTTTTGTATCCAATAAAATAAAATAAATGTCATCGACAAAATCATAAGTAACAACTTCTGTATGTCCGCTTTGTAAATAACTACAGAATTCTTGTATTGTGTAAACTATCATAGTTATAAATATATCAATTTAACTAATCCCGTCGAGATACTTTTTTATTGTCCTTCGAATTTTTCTCTCACCTAAGGAATCCCATAATTCATGGACAATATCATAAATTTTAGAGACCAAATATTTTTTATTATCTTTTAATATCCTTGTTTTATCATCCACCTTTATGAATTTTACAGGCTCCCCCATCCAATCATGATTTACTTGGGTTACAGGAAAATGTCTTTTCAGATGAAGTAAAAGTTCGTCTGATGTGTCTCCAGAATATTTGGACAATAACTTTAATTTTTCTTCGTAAAGAGAATTCATAATATCAAATATATAGGTATTTATTTTAAAATTCAAACTATGGCAAAAGGTTCAAAATCTTCAGTATCATCAAGAAAAATAACATTTGGAAAAAGAAAAGGTGGAAATGCAAAGAAATCTTATAACAAACATTCTCCAAGACCTAAAGCATATCGCGGACAAGGAAGATAAGATTACTTTTTACTGTTTTTATTCTATAATATCTCATTATGGATGAGAAAAGAAGATTCATACGTCTTTTAGAACTATACATCAACGGTCATCGAGGAAGTGCAGTGGAAGAAATGTATGGTCAAGGTACAACAATCAAAATTCATAACGTTATTTTTTCACCAACACAGAAATCGGTTGTCGTGGAGGCTGTAATTATTTTGGGGAATATAATTACAGAAGAAGTTTTAGACAGAGAATTAGCCGATGTTTTAATTCAAGATGCAATCCCTTTATTCTTTTCAGATTACAGTGTAAAAACTATGGTAAGGTGGGACGTATAAAAATTACCCTTTGATAGTTTTGATAAGTTCGTTGTTTTCTCTTTGTAAAAATTCAACTTTTACCGCTAACGCAGAAACTTGTTCCGTTAGTTTTAGTATTGTGGCTCTCATTTCATCCTTTTCTCTAGATGATTCTTGTAATAGCACTTCAAGCTTAGCAATTCTATCTTTGCAATCGTGACGTATAAATTCTTCATCCCTTTCTTTTCTCATTGCTCTTTTTTCATAAAATCTCCACGCACTAGCGGAACCTAAAACAGTAACAACAGTTATGAGAACAGTCCAAAACGATTCTTGTGCCATATAATAAAATTTACTTTCAATAAATACGAAAAAGAATTAAAAAAAATTTTTTGAGAAAAAAAAGATTTTCACTCATAAGACAATAATTATTATTCTTTTAGAATAATAATAAAATATTAAATAAATAAAAAAACTAGAATACTAGTTCTAGGAATTTTCCGTTTTTTTTGGATGGTCACACCTTAGACCATGTCATATCTGAATTTAAAACAACCGAATACAAAAAGGACTTCGACCATTCGGTGGGTCCAATTAAAGAGAGGGTCTTTGACCCATCTGTCTCTTCGTATAAATGATATATCTCCCCAATTTTGGGTTCAAATTTATAAGTTGACTGATATACCTCCTCTTGCAAATAAATCGAATTTTGGAGGGTTTCTGCCTCTTTAACAAGTTCGGTGAATTTTCTCTTCATCACCCTATCCACTTTGTTTAAACCATGTTTTTTAAAGGAGGTCAAATCTTGGGGTTCAATCTTGGGTGCTCCGACATGGGTTGGGTATGGAATCGACATCGGTTGAAGATTCACTTTGTCTATATGTGATTGAGTTGACATAAAAAAAATGTCCCGATATGGGACATCAATATAAGAAAAATATTTTATTATCCAAATTATTCCCCTTTGATTATATTCAAAGATTGTTTGAGAAATTCCTTAGCTCTCGGATTTAGACTTTGTAAAGTATAAACCTTTTCGATGTCCTTCACTAATTCTTCTCCGTGTTCGTTTTCTTTGTAAAGTTCAATAATTTTATCCATAGCTCTATTACACTCTTTCTTGGTTTCGTCGAAATAGTTGTAAGGTTTGTAAGATTTCAAATTATCCATAATTTGATTTGCTAAATGAACTCCACCATCAGAAACGTTTTTCAAAAGTCTTACAGATTTTAAAAGTTCTAATTTGTCTACTAAACCACGAACACCATTCTTTCTCATTCTTATACCATCAATGTAATCATCATCTTCCTCATCACCCATAATTTCTTCCAAAGTTTTTACATTTCCACTGTGACAAAATTTTCTGTCCTCCTTTGGTTCTTCCATCAGATATAATTTTCTAATTTTGTTTTTTTCTTGTTCAGAAACGATAAATCTTTTACTCATGACTATAAATATATCTCAAATCAGAATGTTTCATGTAAAAAACTTTTTCTGTTTTCATCATTGATTTCATCTAACGTAAAAGAGAATGGGTCATAGTCACAAATAAAAAATAACTTTTTTTGGTACTGATAGACCTTATTAGCACTTTCAAATGAATAAACTTCATTGAAACTGAAGGGACGATTTATTTTAAAATTATTATTGTGAATCATTTCTTGAATTTTACCTGATTGCCATAAATCACTTTGATTTATGAAATCAATTTTTTGTAAATCTTCAATCATATTTTCAGTTCTTATAAAAAAATCAGGAATTCTACTTTCAAAATTCAGTGAAGAAATATAATCCTTTACGGGTTTATCTCTTTCTAAATTAACAATTTTGTTAGTCAAAATTGCATAATGATAAAGTTCTTTAACAAAGTAATTAAAACGTTTTATAAATTTTTCTTTAGAGTCTCTCTTAAAAACAGAGTTTATCCCTACTGATGTAAAATTTAAATACAATCCCAAAACTCTGTCATAAGGATTACGCATGTTACAAATTATCTTATAATCTTCGCAACCCTCAGGTATGTTCAAATGATGGGAATGGTAGGGGTCACCGAGTTTTTTCCAATCATTTTTTCCAACGAAATATTCAAAATTGAAATTTTTCAGTATTTGTGCTGTCAATTTGGTCGCAGTCCTCTCTGGTGCCCACCAAATTATTTTGTGTTCATGAGATACGTTCATAAATTTAAAAATAAGTCAAAAAACTAATTTTTGAACGTATTTATTTCTATGTTCAGACTATATTTTGGATTGGTATTCCTTTTTTTAACTAATTTATGTCTCTCACAAGACACAATAAGGTTAAAACACACAAACTACACGTCAATTTACAGTAAATCAAAAAAATACCCTGTTTTAGTAGAATTTTGGGTGACAAAGAGTATGGTTGACTGCAAAACACCTTTAAAAAGAAAAGATAGTTTCAAACCAGACCCCTTATTACCAAATGAAACTGATAATATGAAGGATTTTGTAAATAGTGGGACAGACCGAGGTCATATGATGCCAGCAGCAGACAATTTATGTCAAACACAACAAATCCAAGATGAATGTTTTTACTTTTCAAACATTTCTGCTCAATATCATTCATTAAATGCTGGTGATTGGAAATCTTTGGAGGTTTATGTAAGAGAAACCGCTAAAGTAAAAGACTCAATAATGGTATGGTGTGGAAATTTAGGTGAATTGAAGAAAATTGGGAAAGTTACAGTACCAAAATATTGTTGGAAAGTGATTTTTATCAAAAAAGAGAACCTTTGGTCTGCATTTCTATTCGAAAATTCAACCTCAAAACCCGACGGTTTCAAAAACAACGAGGTTACCGTTGAAGAAATAACAAAATTGACTGGATTCAGATTTCGTTGAACAAAAATTTGTTCAAATTATGAATTGTGTTGGCTGAATCCGCTTTGTCATAACACAAGTCCCATAAAGTTTTGTTTTTGATGAAGGGATGTGGTTGTGTTTTAGACCAATTTCTTCCTTTTTCATAATCTTTTACAGTCCATGTTAGTTTACTTGAAGGTTTTTCCGCAAATAAACTTTTAATTTTCAATAACATTTTAAACATAACATAAAAAACCCCTCATTTGAGAGGGGTGTGAATATTTTAATATAGTTTTTTAGTTTCATTGAACACTCTTTTCATTTCGTGCTCTAAAAAATCAATTTTTTTCTGATTTTCAGGTGATACATTGATATCCTCCGATTTAATCAGTCTAACTTGTTCTTGTAATCTTTCATATTGATTTAATAATTTGTTATAAATCTGAGCTTTCTGATTATTTGATAAATTTTGATACATAAAGTTTTTTTTTAAAAATACACTACTTTATAAACTTGTAAATTGGTCTTGAAATTTTGTTTGGTCGTACAATTTATTTATTTTATTAGTCAATTTGTAAAATTCTCCTTCAGATTCAGTAGAAATTGTCT